ACAGGAGATACAGACCCTATGACAAAGAAATACTTTCCCAACAACTACAATAAGATAGCCAAATGCCCTGCCGAATGGTTTGAGCCAATGGAGTATGATTTGTTCATGGACTGGAAGATGAACGGATGGGACATCATGGAATCACATGACTGCATCATTCGTACACGTAACTGTAAAACCGGTAAGGTTAAAGAATACTCGTATCAGATACCAAAACACGCAAAGAATCGCCTTAAAAAGATCATTCACGATCAGGAAGAAGAACTAATTTTGTGTACTCATGATACAATACAACACCTAAAACCAGAGAAGTACATTACAGAAAATGACAAAAAGAATTTCTATTCCCAGTGATGACGTCTACACTTATGAAAAACAGGCGTTAGATATGCTACCAAAATCACATCCACATTACAGTGAGATATATCACCACCTATACAACCAAGTAAGAGACCAGCTAAATGACATATGTTACACCAGAGCAGATAGACCAGCAGATACAGCTGGAGAGGACACAGATCAGTCAGGGTCTGAAGAGACTCAGGGATCAGACACTTAAGTTAGAACAACAGAACTACTCATCTGCTAGTGTATATGGTATAGCCTCGATAGAAACTTTGTTACCACTTGTAGTTGACAAGATACTCAAGACGAATACAAAGATACATCAAGGTAAGTATGGTGCAGCATTTCGAGACATACATATATACTTGACTACAATCGAGCCGCTTGCGGCAGCTGCTATTGCATGTAAGATCACATTTGACAAGGTGTTTGGTTACAAAGAAGGTTGTAACATAGCAACAAATGTATGCGAAGCTATTGGTAGAGCTATCGAAGATGAATGTAACATGCGACACTATGAAGAGAACGCACCCGCATTGCTCAAGACACTTAAAGATAACTATTGGCACAGAGCTATAGGTACACAACAGAAACTTACTGTTATCAAGACGTTGATGAACAGATATGGTGTAACACCGTGGACGCCATGGAGTAGAAGTATACGTATCAAGCTAGGAGCATGGTTACTTGACTGTATCATGCAAGCAAGTGGTTGGTTTTACAAACAGCGTATGCGTACAGGTCGTAAGACTACAGTATTCATAGCACCTACTGCTGAGTTCATGGACATCAAGGATCAGGTCATGGCAAATGCAGAAATATTTAGTCCATTAGCGTGGCCTATGTTGATACCTCCAAAAGACTGGTCTAACGAGTCAGCAGGCGGCTACATGCTCAATGAATTGATGCAAGGACACGATTTGGTCAGAAGAGGCGATCCCTCCCGTATACAGGGGGAAATACCTATATCTTTTCTCAACAAAATACAACAGGTCAAATACCGGCTTAACCCTTTTATAGTAAAGACCGCAGAGTTGTTAGAAGAGAGAGGAATTAGTGTAGGTAAGTTTCTCCCGATCATAAATTACGAGCTGCCACCAAAGCCATACGACATAGCAGAAAACAAAGAATCCCGTAAGAGGTATCGTAGGGAAGCGGCAGAAGTAATGAATAAGCGAGCAGCAGAGTTCAAGAGATCCTGTCGCACACGCATGACCATGGAAGCCGTACGTCGATACAAGGATATTAACTTTTATATCCCGTGGTCGTTCGACTATCGTGGTCGTGCCTACCCTATCCCTGCCTTTCTCACACCACAAGATACAGACTTTGGAAAAAGTTTGTTACAGTTTGCTGATGAAGCAGAAGAGATATGCGAGAAGTGGCTCGCTTTCCAAGTAGCTACCAGTTATGGTCTTGATAAAGCTACTATGGAAGAGAGACTAGAGTGGACTAGATTGAATGTCTCACTTGTCTCAGCTGTTGCGACTAACCCTATTGCATTTCTTGCAGAGTGGGAAGGAGCAGAAGAACCATGGCAGTTTCTCGCTGCCTGTGATGAATACTATCATTGTTGTATTAAACTAGATAGAAAGACTACATCACTACCCGTGGCAACCGACGCTACATGCTCAGGCTTGCAGATACTTGCTGGTCTGGCTCGGGATAAGTCCACAGCTACACTTGTCAATGTCGTCCCCTCTGACAAACCTCAAGATGCGTACGCAAAGGTTGCAGAGACAGCACTAAGCTTAGGGATTCCAACAAGTGTACACCCTGTATGGGATAGAAAGTGTGTCAAACGTACTGTTATGACTATACCATACAATGCTAAACCATTCTCCAACAGATCATACATCAAAGATGCACTGAAGGAGAAAGGTATAGAGGTCGATAAAGACCAACTAACCTCCATTGTCAGAGCTGTACGTGAAGCTATGCACATCATTGTGCCCGGGCCGATGTCAGTAATGAAGTGGATCGAGACTGAGGTGTCTAAGTCCATCAAGCATGGTGCAGATCATGTGGAGTGGACTACACCTTCAGGCTTTGTGGTGAAACAACGGATCATGAAAAAGAAAGTAGAGCGTTTAGACCTACAACTTTTAGGCAGATGCCAACTAAGTGTTGCGACAGATGAGACTAACGACGTCGATCTCAGTCGGCACAAGGCAGCCACCGCACCCAACCTGATCCATAGTCTCGACGCATCTCTCTTACACCTCGCTGTGCGTAGTTTTGATGAACCAATCGCACTAATTCATGACAGTGTGTTAAGCAGATGTTGCGATATGGATAAACTATCTGCTATAATAAGGGAGACGTACATGATTCTCTTTGCAGAACATGACTACCTCCGTGACTTTGCTTTCCAAATAGGAGCAGAGACAGAACCGCCTATCATTGGCGATTTACAACCCGAAACGGTTATAGAATCCACTTATTTTTTCTGTTAACTATGACAATAGACATTTATAAAGAGGCTTTCTATTCACCTAGTTCTTTTTTCAGTAGTTTCTTTGCACCAACAGAGATCTACGTCGTGGCGAAAGAGGACATAGAGAAGGCTAAACACGAACAATACCACGCACAACTCAAAGCAATCAACGAAAGGATTGACTACTTACAAACTCAAAAGACTGACATCCAGTCTAAGATTGACGCATACCACAAGGAGAACAAAACTGATGCCTAAAAACGTCCACGTGACTGACGAGATTAAACTAGAAGGCTTCCAAGCCATACTTGAACCGGGTAAGTTCGGTTACTCTTTATCAGCTGTCGTTGATGAAGGAGTGATTGATGCACTCGAGACAGAGAGAACAGCTTTGCTCGGATGGGCAGAGTCTAAGCTCAAGAATCCAAAGAGAGCCACCTTAAAACCTACACCATGGGAGGAGGTAGCTGATGGTAAATACAAAATCAAATTCTCATGGGGAGAAGACAAGAGACCCGGTGTCGTTGACACAGAGGGCACACCCATCACTGATAAAAAGACACCACTATATGGTGGATCAACAGTTAAACTTGGTTTCTTTCAGAAGCCATACATCCTCAGAGATGGCGTTACCTACGGAAGTAGCCTTAAGCTGCTTGGCGTACAAGTTGTTGCTGTAGGCGAAGGTGCTGCTGTAGACACAGATAGCATGGACGATGAACAAGTTGCCGACATGTTCGGTAAGACTGAAGGCTTCGTTGCAGCACAGACAGCAAGAAACCCAGAGACGATAGTAGCATCAGAAGATGTCGAAGAAGAAGAAGACTTTTAGGTCTAAGCTAGAAGAGAGCGTCGCAGATATTCTGGATAAGGTAGGTGCTGTGTATGAGTATGAGACCCATAAGGTTGCTTATACCATACAGCACCACTACAACCCAGACTTTTGCCTAGTCAATGGTGTAATGCTAGAGACTAAAGGCTACTGGGACGCAGAAGATAGACGTAAGATCAAGGCGGTCATGCGAGACAATCCCGACATTGATTTACGTATGGTATTTCAAGCTCCATTCAACAAGATCAGCAAGAAATCCAAAACAACCTATGCCCAATGGTGTGAGAAGCATGGCATCAAGTGGGCAAGTGCACACGCAATCCCCATAGATTGGTTAATATGAACGAAGAAAGCGAATTTGTGGCACACGAACCATGTCCTAACTGTGGCTCGTCAGATGCTAACTCAGTTTACTCTGATGGTCACAAGTTTTGCTTTTCGTGTAACACCTACACACCAGCAGATGGCTGGACACACACCCATACACAGATGAATAATGAAAGAGTACAGTTCCTCGGATCAGCTGAACAGCTGCACAAAAGACGAATTAGCGAAGCTACAAACTCTTTTTACAGAATATACAGATACGGCAACACACTTAGGTTTCCTTATTATGACGAGAGCGGCAGAGTTGTCGGCTTCAAGATCAAGTCAAAGAAAAAAGACTTCCACTACGAAGGCGCAGCTACAAGCACTTTGTTCGGACAGCATTTATTTCCAACAAGTGGTAAACGAATTGTCATCACAGAAGGAGAGTTAGATGCAGCCAGTTGTTACGAAGCTATGTCAGGTTGGCCGATGGTCAGCCTACCTCATGGTGCGGCAAGTGCCAAGAAAGACTTGCAAAAACAAATCCCATTCTTACAGGGATACCAAGAGATCGTCCTCTTCTTCGACAACGATGAAGCAGGGCGTAAGGCCACTGAACTTGCCTCGGGAATACTCCCCTCCGGCAGGGTTAAGGTTGCTAGACTTGACAATTACAAAGATGCAAGCGATGCTCTCCAAGCTGGGGACGTTGACAGCATCAGGAAAGCCATCTGGGACGCAAAGCCATACAGACCAGACGGTATTATAGATGGTAAGAATCTACTTAATGTAGTTACTGAACCTACAAAAGCATGTGACCATAAGTATCCATATCAGGGTATGAATGATATGTTACATGGTATCAGGTATGGCGAACTAATAACGATCACTGCCGGTACAGGTAGTGGTAAGACTTCATTCGTAAGAGACCTAGCATGTCATCTCTGTCAACTAGGAGAGACTGTAGGTATACTCGAACTGGAGTCAAACACAAGACGTACAGCACTTGGCTTGATGTCAGCTGCTGTAGGTAAAGCACTCCACATCGGAGAGCACGATGAAACAGAACTTACGGAGGCATTTGATGCTACGCTTGCTAATTGGAACGTATTTCTTTTTGACGGCTTTGGTAGTTTTGACCCGGATGTTATTTACAACAGGATCGAATACCTTGCCAGTGGATTGGAATGTCGTATTATATTCCTAGACCACCTCAGTATATTGCTGTCAGGACTTGATGGTGATGAAAGAAGAATGATAGATTCCACCATGACTAGGCTCAGAAGTCTTGTCGAACGTACAGGTATCACATTATTTTTAGTATCACATTTAAGGAGAAGCAACAGTGACAGTAATTCGCACGAGGAGGGAGGACGTGTATCCCTCGGACAACTACGAGGCTCTCATTCGATCTCTCAGATCAGCGATAGCGTCATCGCTTTGGAGAGAGACCAACAAAGTGAAGATTCAAACAACACTTCAACTTTGCGAGTTCTTAAAAACCGTTACTCAGGAGAGGTTGGAGTCGCTACACGATTGACCTATGACCTAGCGTCATGCAAATTTTATGAAGCAGATGAAACTAAGACAACACCAGTTTTCGACGCAAGCACAGACTTCTGACTTGCAGAAACCTAACCCACCCACCAAACAACAGAAAAGACGTGCAAAATTTAGAGACAAAACCTATTACCCTCCTGTTCGATCTGGAGACAACACCTCTAGACGCACAAAAGACTGAAATACATTGTATTGTCACACTTGACTATGAGACAGGTGAGACTACAAGA